TAACTGGTCGGGCGACGAGGAATACTGGCAACTCTACTACCGGCCAGTCTCGGCGGTCACTTCGATCACCTACTACGACTCAGCCAACACGCAGCAGACATTTTCGGCCAGCCTCTACAGCCTGGACGCGGACCGTCGCCGCGTGTGGCTCAATAGCAACGCGGCATGGCCGACAACCTACGACCGCTGGGACGCCATCAGCCTAGCGTACACGGCCGGCTATGGTGCCAATGGCGGGGCAGTCCCGCAGATTTACAAGCAGGCGATGCTGTTGCTGATTGGCTATTACTTTGAAGAACGCACGATGATGGGCAACGAAATCGTCACCGGCGGATTCAAAGCCTATGAAAACCTGCTGGCCCGGCTCAAGCGGAGTAACTACCCGTGAGATTAAAAGCTGGCCAATACCGTGATCGCATTTATGTCTACAAAGAAACCTCCGACGATGGCAGCGACGACCCGGCGTTCGCAACGACGCTGTGGCGTGACCTGCCATGTAGCATCACCGCAGTCAGCGGCGGCGAGACGTATCGCGGCAGGCAAATCGAGGCGACTGTCTCACACGTGATCGAAATGCGGTATTACGCCGGGATTCTGCCGAACATGCGAATCTATCAGCCGCTGACCCAGACTTACTACGAAGTTAGCCGGGTGCTGGCAATGGACAGTAACACGCAGTTGATGATTCAGGCGACGGAGGTGGTTGTCTGATGGCCAACAAAATGCAGATTGAAGCATCTGTTGCAGAAGCCTTTCCGCTGGAAGACTACCTCCAGCGGCTGGATATCATGGTCCGGCACCAAGCGATTCCAACCGCATTGCGTGCTGCCAGTCGCATCGTTGTTGCCGACGCAAAAAAGCGAGTGCCACGCAGCAGCAAGACCGGAACAGCAAAGAAGAAAAGCAAGTCCCAGCAGCAGGCCGACGCACGACGCAGACCGTTGGCGGATTCGCTGGCAACCAAGATTGTGAGCAAGCGTGATGGCGAGCTGACGATTGCCATTAGCGGCCAGAAGTTGCTACCTCATGAGATGGGCAAGCGGAAAAAAAGCGAAACGGCACACAGTCACCTGCTGGAGTTCGGGCACCGTGGCGTGTTCTGGGGGCGAAGCAATTGGCAGTTCGGAACCAAGCAGGAAATCGGCGGCTTTCGTTATCGTCTGCGGGCGGACGGAACACGCAGAAGCGACGAGCGTGCCATTCGGTCTGTTCGTGTAGCAACTCAAGTTGGCGGACAAACACGCCGGGACTTCGTGGAGGCTAAGCGGTGGCTTGCTCCAGCTGTTGACGCGACGCAAGCACAGCAACGGCAGGCGATGGTGGCGGCACTGGAAAAGATGATTGGGAGCAGCCGCTAATGCCGGACATCCTGAACAGCCTGCGGATTTACCTCAAGACCAAGTCGGCGATCACGGGACTGGTCGGCAGTGGCGATGCGGCCCGCATCTATTTCCACGACGCCAAGGAAGGGGCGACCATGCCCTATATCGTCATGGAGATATTCGAGGGTGAATCGCTGGAACACCTCGCTGGAATCAGCGGCGTGTGCAGTAACCGCATTCAGATCGACTGCTACGGCGTCACGGCTGCGGCTGCTTACGGACTTGCGGAAGCGGTACGTCTCGCACCTCTGCAAATGTTTCGGGGTTCGATGGCCACTGGCGGCGACTTGGTGCGGGTGTTGAACGTCACCGGCAACGTTAGCTATCGTCGGGGCTTCGATCCGCCCGTGTCTGGTTCAAGTCAAAAACGGTATTGGGTGAGCAGGGATTACATCGTCATGTATCAGGAGGCGACAAGCTAATGGCAAACACACGAATCGACACAGGGCACGGCGGCAGCATCACGTTCGGAACCAGCAGCCGTGGGCTGAACTGGTTGACCATCGACGCTGGCGAGCGTTCCCGACCAGCAATCGACATCACGCACCTGGCCAGCACCGCGCCAACCTACATGGCGGGCGACTTAGAAGAACCGGGCGAGGTGACGCTGACCGCACAATACGACCCAGCGGCGACAGCGGGCTGGTACGCAACCAGCACCACATCCGAAACCGTGACCATCACTTGGCCGGTCGCACCTGGCGGAACCACTGCGGCGACCTACGCCGGAACCGGACTGGTTACACGGGTGAAGTTTCCGACGCTGCAAACGAACCAAGTCCAGACCTGCGAGCTGACCGTGAAATGGACTGGGGCAACCCCGCCAGCATGGACACCGGGCAACTAATTGGAGGCAACGATGGCAGAGCGTGTAAGGCTGGCACCACATCCGGCCAAGAACAAAGACGGCGGACCGCTGTTTCCGATGCTGCGAAGCATCATCGCCGACGGTTACGGGCTGGTCGGCTACACTGGCGACCCGCCTTACCACCGGGTCCAGTTCATCAACTGGTTCGCGGCACAAGAACCGTGGATTGTGACGGCGGTGAAGGTGCTGGTGGAGACGGAGTTTGGCATCAAGCCTGACCAGATTAGCAGCGTACCGGAACCAGTGGCAGTCAACGAGGAGGACGACGAGTAATGGCAAATGAAATCAGCGTCACGATTGGCGCGAGCGTGACCAATGGATACTTGCGGCAAACAACGCAGACGCAGACGCGGCAGTTTAACCAGACGACCGCACGGGCTGGCAGCGTTTGCCAAGACGTCGGCACCTCGGAGGAGACGGTAGCGTTTGGCGATGTCGTGCCGGGCTATGTCGTGGCGACCAACTTAGACACGACGAACTTCGTCAGTCTGCGGTTTGCCAGCGGCGGCGGCAACGCCATCCGGCTACCAGCCAATGGCGGGCAAGCCTGCTTCCATTTAGGAACGGGCATCACACTGTATGCCATCGCAGACACAGCAGCGTGCAAAGTCAAGTTTGACAGCTACAACACCTAAGGAGCAGCCGGTGAATCGAGAGCAGTTTTTGAAGGCACGGGAAACGAAGATTGTTAGCGTTGACGTGCCCGAGTTTGGCGTGGTCAAGATGCGGGAGCTGCCGGAATCGATGCGGGTGCGGGAGTTTGACCTGTGGCTGCGTCCAGGCGACAAGGTGAACAAGCAGCGGCAGCAGGACGCACGGCTGAAGATCGTCAGTCTGTGCGTGGTCGGCGACGACGGTGAGCCTTATCTGACGGAAGACGACTTCCCGCAGATGCGGCAGATGCCATCGGCTGTCGTCACACGGCTGGCGGATGTGGCGATGTCGCTGGCCGGGCTGAGCGATGAGGACATCGGCGACAAACTAAAAAAAACATCAGGCGACTAAGGCACAACCATCGGCGATTTCTGCACCTGAAGCTCGCCGAACTTAGCGGCAGGCTAGACGCCGATGCAGTGGCCGACGAACTGGACCGGGAGCAGTTGTTTGAGTGGTGGGCGTTCGGCTACCTGAACGGATGGTTCCCGGCAGCGGAAGAAAAAAAGGGCATGGACCCGCAGGCGGCAATGGACTTTTTCCAAAGGTTAGGACATGGCTAGCACGACGATTCATACGCTGTCCTACAAGATGGTCGCCGATACGCAAAGCTTTACCCGTGGCCTAGTCAGCAGCCGGTCAGAAGTGTCGGCGATGAAGAAGATACTTGGTGACACGACACCACAGGAAAAGGCACAGCAAGCCTACGCCAGGCTGAACAAGTTGATGGACGCTGGCAAGCTGTCCGTCGACCAGTATGAGCGGGCATGGTCGCAGGTCAGTGCGGAATTGATTACCGCTGAGCGTGCGGCAAAGAACTTGGCGGCTGAGCAAGCCAAGATAGCCAAGGGCATGAAGACGACTGTGGCGTCTGGTGGCAAAAATGCCACGGCGATGATGCCGTTCGGCGGCGACGTAGGCCAGTTGGCTAAATACGCTGCTGGGTTCTACACCGTCAACGAAGCTATCCGCCAATTCAGTGACGAGTTTGACAGGCTGGACAAGAACCAAGACTTCGCCGAAAAGTTTGGCATGGCCTTGGACGACTTCGAACGGTTGCAGTTTGCATTAACCGCACCGATTGGCGGCGACTTGGAACGCGGCACTGCCTTGGGCGTCATCGAAGCAATGCGGAATAACATCGCATTGGCCAGCCGTGACATGGGTAAGGCAAAAGTATTCTTCCAAGAACTTGGCTATGAGATCGACCAAGTTGCTGCGCTGTCCACGATGGACGCTGTGGACCAGTTGCGAACGCTGGCCGCTGATATCAGCAAACTCAGTAACGAAGACCAAGGCGTTTTTATTACAAAGCTATTCGGCACCTCGGAAGGCAAGTTAGTCCAATTGCTGGGCCAAGGCGAGTCTGGTGTGAATGCGTTGATTCAAAAGGCTAACGAGCTGGGCGTGACGCAGGGCGATGCCGCTGAGTCCATCATGAAAACTGCCGACGAAGTGGACAAGCTGACGATGGAATGGCAAGCATTTAAAACTCAATTTGTTGGGGATGTTGCGCCAGCGTTAGCTGGTTCGCTCGAATTGTTGCGCAACGCACGGGAAGGACGCAGGAACCGTGGCAATTTTGGCGTTAACGAAATCGGGCGAGGCATCGGGACTGCGATGATTAGCACGCTTAACACGGTCAACCCGTTCATGAGCCAAGACACCGTTAGCCAAGCGTTAATTCAAGACACCATCGCACGGCAGGTCGGGCTAGCGCCAGGCATTATCGAACGCACGGAAGAACGCCAGCGGGAGCTGCAATTGCAGCAACAATCAAATCAACAACTCCAGCGGCTGAATGAAAACTTGGAACGCCAACAAACTCAGCGAGACGCAATTAACTAATGGCAATTAACCGAACGAATCAGGAATTGGTCGAGCGGCTGGTCGACGGCTTCCTTCAGTACGACTACACCGAGACGTGGCAGGTAGACGCCAGCGGACCAGCTGCGGCGTTGGCTACGGCTGGCCTGCCGACAATCGGCACGGAGTATCTGATAACAGGCGTGGCACAGCCAGTCTATTGCTACCAGCGGCAACCCCGCAGGCGAAACGACACGCAAGCCAAAGCGGTGTTTGATGTCGTCTGCAACTTCACCAACGCTGTCACCCGGTACGAGCGGACGGTCGATGGACTGCCTGCCAACGAACCGGAACAGATTGTGCCGCGGGTCGACATTGCGTTTGAGGAATACAGCGAGCAATCACCGACTGCCCAGTTCATCGGCATCTTTGAAGCATCGACGGACCACACGCTGATATCGCCAGCAACCAGCCGGGTAATTCCTGATTACCTACCCACGCCGCAATTCGGTGCCGAGGTGGCGATTGTCAATTCTGCAAATGACAACGTGCAGAACGTCAACAAACGCAGCCACACGAAGCGGATAACCTACTGGACCTGGCATCGGGACTGGGACGCAGCGTGGGATAATTTCCTGGATGCGGTCAACAGTGCTGAAGTCACCATCACGCAGTCCGACAAGGACGGGCAGCGGCTGCGGTACACGTTCCCGGCTTACGAGCTGCTGATAAACGACATCGTCAAAGAAGACCATTGGCGTGATGGCAAGTTGTATTTCCGGCGTGGCGTCGTGTTCGCTCACAATCCGAAGTCATGGTTTTTACAGATACCGGACCAAGGCTTTAACGAGATGATTTTCGCATTCCAGCCTAACGTCGATGGGTCGCTGGTTACGCCGACGGATATGACTGAATGGTTCGGTGACAACCGCAGCGACTATGAATTCTCGCCCATCACGGTTTGGCGACCGGACCCGAACGGAAACAACACGGACTTACTGCCGGTGGCCGTTGCTGACCCGCAGGCTCTGAACGGATACGGGCGGCTACTCAAATGCCCGACACCGGACGGGCCGGGATACGTGCAGAAAAAGCTGGTCTACATGCCGTACAACGTCAAGGACTTTTCCACGCTGGGCATCACCTAATGGACCTGACCGCAGACGACATCAAGACAATCCGTGAGATGCGTCGCTGGATGCAGACAAACGGGCAGCGTGGAACTGTGCCGCCGTTTTTTCCACGCAAGCCGCTGCGAAATATTCCGTCCTCGCCGCAGCCGATGAAGCTCATCAAAGCCCCGTCTGGCGGCATCCCCGGTCGAGTCGGCACCTTGCTTGGCGGCGTCATCTGCGACGTGTGGAAGGAAGCGGCCACGACGCAGCAGATTGAGGACAGCGGGCAGGACATCAAAGTCATGAACTGGACCACGTCGGCGGTCTGCGTCAACGGCGACCGCTACGGCATCGCTGCGTGGATTAACGGCGGCTGGTATGTAATCGCCGAGGACTGCAACGATGAGGGCTCAACACTGGAACCGGGAGCGGGCAGCGGTACGGGCGGCACAGTCGGCGAGGCAATCGATACGGGCACGCTGACACCGGCCAGCATGGTCAGCGGTTCGCATGAGATTCGGTACAGCGGGGCAGGTGCAGGTAGCGGGTTTGAGTAACGGAGGGCAGAATGCCAACACTGACTAAGTTCTATTCATTCGTGGAAGCGGTTCACGAAAAAGTTCACAACCTCGGCAGTGATACGCTGAAGGTACTGCTAACGAACACGGCACCGAGTTTGAGCAACACCGTCAAGGCAGATATCAGCGGCGAGCTGTCAACGGCAAGCGGTTACACGGCAGGCGGGGCGACGATAACGGTCACGGCGTCGTCGCAGTCCAGCGGGCTTTATACGCTCATCGCCAGCGATGTGACATGGACGGCCAGCGGCGGCAGTATCGGGCCATTCCGCTATGCCGTCATCTACAACGACACCGCCAGCAGCGACCAGCTGATTGGCTACATCGACTACGGCTACAGCATCACCGTCGCCAGCGGGCAGACGTTTACCATCGACTTCGACCAGACCAGCGGGCTTTATTACGCGAGCTAAACATGGTCGGTCTGATTGGATGCGGATGCTGTAACGGTGGCGGTGGTGGTTTTCCATGCCAATGCCAAACGAATTACGCGGGCCAGTTTTTATACACGTTTGACACTTTGCCCCCTGAGCTAGTGCCAATCCCCTACAGCAACAGCGGAGATTTGCAAGGCCTGACCGCTGATGGGCAACTTGTCAGCACGCTAGAGCCGGGGCTGTACACATCGCCGGGTGGTGTGAACGGACGCCAAAGAAAAGTTGGAATTAGAAGTAGTTTTCAAAACCGCCCAGATCCTCCA